TTAATCTTCGCAACAGCATGGATCTTTATCATCATCGTCATCATCACAGCAGCATAACGCCTCCTGCGCGGAGATTGTTCCCAGGGTATCACCAAGCTGTGAAAAAATGCAGCTCAGCAGTGCGATTTCCTCATCGGTCTTGTCTTTGGCAATGCAACACGCCAAAGAGGATATGAACAAGACAAGTTCACAGGACTGCATAAAGACATCACCTCTGGATAGTATATGTAACGAAACCCTGTGAGGAGAGAGAACATGCTTCAATCCATTAACTTATAAATATTAAATGGTTCAAAAAGAATCAGGTAATCGTCCTTTTGGAACCCCTTGCCGTACTTTGCCTGGTAGCAATGAATGGCTTCATATAAAAAATCTTCGGTTACATCTAGATATTCAGCAATCTCATAACCATTTCGGCATCCCGCATCCTTAGCCGCTACCAGTTTATCTAAGGTAATCATCTTATTATAGGCCCAAAGTCTTGCAGTTCGCTCCTGCTTCTGATTGGAAACTTCAGACTGATCTGAAATATCTCCTACGGTGGTGTAATAATGTCCAAGTTCCTCTGCCAGGACGCAGGCCTTTTTGCAGTCCGGCATATTCTGCCGGATCAGGATTTTCTCCCCCCTGATCCGACCATCATTGGCCTTAAGCGGCCTTTCTTTAATCGTAATTCCAACTAATTCAGCTTCTTCAATCAATGCTTCATAATTCAAAATAAATCACCCCAGCGAGTTAATATTATTCATCAAAAAATGCATCATCGTGTCTCTTCATGTCTTCGGTCACTTCAATGTCCGTTCTTTCATGAGAGGCCACGGGTAAAAGATAAGACTTGTCCTTAGGACGAATGGTTCTTATATTACTTGGCTCTTTGATGTATTCAGGTATGTGTACCATTTCCCTGACACGCTTTAACGCTTCTTTTTGACCCTTTTCATTCATGCGGTTGAAATTCTGTAACATCTCCCCGGCATCAACACCAAAACAGTTATTGACATAATCGAACGCAGAAGCAGTATCATTCTCCCAGCCCATTAAATAAGTGGGGGTGGTCTTTAATGCTTTTGCAATCGCCTCTATCTTTGACTGGGGAAGCCCCCGGCCGTCAACCTCGATTTTATTAATGGAAGAGCGGGATTTGTAGCCTGCCTTTAACGCCAGTTCCTCCTGGGAAATGCCAAGCTCCTCCCGCCTCCGTTTAATGATCTGACCTATTTCCATAGGATCACCTCCATAATGATATTATACCACATTGTAGATAAAAGTTCAACAATTTTCGGAAAGTCTGTTGACAAAAGTGAAACATAGGAGTATGATAATGGTGTAGACGAAATGACTACAACAAGGGAGGGCAGGTATGACGGATACGGTTCGGCTGAAAGAGGAGATCAAACGATCCGGTTTGAAAAAAGGGTGGATAGCAGCAGAGCTGGGGTTATCCAGCTATGGTTTTCATCGGAAGATGAACAATGAAAGCCAATTTAAGGCCGGAGAGATTAAAAGCTTGTGCCAGCTTCTTAAGATTACGTCGTTGAAAAAGAAAGAGGAAATTTTTTTTACTGATGATGTAGACAATAAGACTACATTCTTTTGAGAAGATGGAGAACAAAAGGCCCGAATAACTGGTGGCGGCATGGCAAAGGAGGGCATACGTGTACAACGAAATTTTGGATGCAGTTATGAAAAAGCTTGGTGACTTATTCCCAGAAATAAAAGTCTCAGCAGACCCCTTGGGGGAGGGGGAGCTCAGTCCTTATTTTGAGGTAAGGATTACGGATTCTGAAGAAAAGCCGGTCAATGGAAATCGCTATTTACGAAACATAAGCATTTCCATCATGTATCACCCAAAAGACTCCCAAGATGTTTTCAGAGAAAGAAACAATGTGCTGGATGCATTAATGGACAACTTAGAATACATAACAACAGCCGACGGTTCTTTAATCAGGGGAAGCATGAGAACAGCAAAAAATGAGGAAAGATACTTAAACTTCCTCACAGAGTATCAAATACATGTCTTAAAATCTGCCAAGGCAGAAGAATCCATGGAAGACATAGAACTAAATTGAAAGAGGTGCAGTTTTGACTAAAAAACAAGTAAAAGCAGCAAATCAGACAGCCAGCGAGCGTTATACCAAAAAACAGCTGGTCTGCTCCGAACGGTATTGCAACCAGAGTGATCTTTTATGCGCTCTGCTGGAAGATGGGAAGCTTTATTCCCTGTCAGAAGCAGAAGAAATTATGAATCGATTTATGAAAGGAAGGGTGAAAGTATGTTAGGTGGAGGAAATTTTACAGTTCAGAATAAGGTGTTTCCAGGTGCGTATATCAATTTTGTGAACAGCGTTTCAGCCAGGGCTTCTTTAGGAAACAGAGGAGTAGCAGCGATTCCTATGATTCTTTCCTGGGGACCGGAAAAACAGGTATTTGAGGTAACCTCAGAAGAATTTCAGAAGAACGCTAAGGAGATCTTTGGTTTTTCTTCAGATGATGAAGCCATGCTTCCTGTCAGAGAACTTTTCAAAAATATGACAAAAGGAATCTTCTATCGTTTAAATGGCGGCGCTTATGGTTCTAATGACTATGGTACAGCCAAATATTCCGGAGAACGGGGCAACAGCCTTATGACTGTCATTACAAAAAATGTAGATGACGGAAAGAAATTTTATGTGAAAACATTATTTGACGGCAGAGAGGTAGATTCCCAGACTGTTTTAACCGCATCTGAATTAAAGGACAATTCCTATATCACCTTTAAAAAGGAAGCGTCTCTGGCCGAGACAGCCGGCAGTGCATTTGTCGGAGGCACCAATGGAAGCAATGTAACAGGAGAAGATTACGCGGCATTTCTTGAAACGATTGAAAGCACTTCCTTCCAGGTTCTTTGCTGCCCATCGACCGATGATAAAGTGAAAGCACTGTTTGCAGCCTTTACAAAACGTCTGAGAGATGAAGCCGGTATTAAATTTCAGACTGTGTTACATCAATATGCTAAGGCGGATCATGAAGGAATTATTTCCGTGGAAAATGAAACAGAGGAATCTGCATCCGGGCTTGTTTACTGGGTAACAGGTGCAGAAGCTGCCTGTGAAATCAACAAAACCAATGAGAACAGAATCTATGACGGTGAGTACAGCGTAAAGGTCCCTTATACACAGACTCAGCTTGCCAATGGTATGAAAGAAGGAAAATTCCTTTTCCACAGAGTCGGAACAGATATCAGGGTTCTCACTGATGTAAATACCCTGGTTACCTATACTGCGGAAAAAGGAGAGGATTTCTCCAATAACCAGACTATCAGAATTTTGGACCAGATTGGAAATGACATCGCTTCCTTATTTAATACCCGCTATCTTGGAAAAATCTCTAATGATGCAGCAGGCAGGGTAAGTCTTTGGAATGATATTGTTACATACGGAAAACAGTTGGCGGTCTTACGGGCCATTGAGGCTCTTGATTCAGAAGCAATTACTGTTGAAAAGGGAGAAGGCAGACGGTCCGTTGTTGTTAATTTCCCGGTTCAGCCGGTTAACTGTATGAGCATTTTATATATGACAGTCGTTGTATCTTAAGAAAGGGGTAATGGATTATGAGCAATATTACAATGAACGCATGGGACGCTATCAGCGCAGCGAAAGCAGAATGTTTTATCACAATTGAAAATGAGCGTTACAATTTTATGCAGGCTTTAAAGCTGGAGGCAAAAATTGAAAAGGTAAAATCCGAAATCCCGATTTTAGGACGGGCCATGAAAGGAAACAAAACGGTTGGAATGAAGGGGACTGGTTCCGCTACCTTCCATTATAACACCAGCATTTTCCGTGATATTTTATACAAGTATCAGCAGTCTGGAAAGGATGTTTATTTTGATATCCAGGTAACCAACGAAGATCCAACCTCCAGCGTAGGCAGACAGACCATTATATTAAAGGATTGTAACTTAAATGGCGGCCTATTAACTAAATTTGACGCTACCGGAGAATACCTGGAAGATGAATTTGAGTTTACTTTCGAAAGCTGGGAAATGCCAGAGCGTTTCGGAAAAATCGCAGGAATGCAGTAAGAATAAAAGGAGAGTAAAGTTATGGGAGATTTAAGCTGTTTTTTAAGTCAGAATGCAGTAAAGGCAGATCGTGAAAAATATGTGGCATCCAAACGTTTTCTGGGAGCGGATAAGAAGCCGGTAGAATGGGAAATCAAGGCCATTACCTCTAAGGAAGATGAGGATTTAAGAAAAGAATGTACAAAAAGAGTTCCCGTATCCGGCAAAAAAGGCCAGTACACTCAGGAAACAGACTTTAACTTATATCTTGGAAAGCTGGCATCAGAATGTACCGTTTATCCAAATTTAAATGATAAAGCATTACAGGATTCTTACCACGTCATGGGCGCTGATGCGCTGTTAAAGGCTATGCTGACAGCCGGAGAGTACGCTGGCTATCTGGAGAAAATCCAGCAGGTCAACGGCTTTGACAGCACCATGGAAGAACAGGTAGAAGAAGCAAAAAACTAATTGAAGGAGGCGATATGGAGGCCAATGTAGCCTACTATTGCCTTCATAAAATCCACAAATGGCCTCACGAATTATTGAGTCTTGACCGGTATGAACGTGCTTTTGTCATTGCAGCAGTGCAGTTAAAGCTTGAGCATGATAAGAAAGAAGCGGATAAGGCAAAGGCAGGTAAATACAGGTAACAAGGAAGAACGTCTATGGGGACGTTCTTCCTATCATAATAGGAAAGGAGGAGATAGGTTTGGCTTCAGTAAAAAAATCTCTTGCCATTCAAGAGGGTATGGTCACTGCATTAAACTCTATTGACAAAACCATTCAAAAAACAACTACATCACTTATGGTTTTTCAAAAATTATCTGCCATGTCCTTAAACATTTTAGAGTTTGAAAAAATGGGTAGAAAATTAAATATCATTAATGATGACTACAAAGACATATGGAAAACGGCTGCAGAGGTAGAGAAGAAGCAGAAGGATATGAGTGCAGCTACCCAAGATAATGAGAAAAAGCTAAAAAAGCTAAAGGACGCTTGGAAAACCTTTATAGGCGGTCTGGATAAGATGGGAATTGATCATAATCCGCTGGATATTTTGACAAGAGCAGATAATATAAATACTTCTGGCAATATCATACAGGCTCAAACCGGAATGAAGGGCCAGGATCTTGAACTTGCGAAAGAAAGCACCAAAAGTCTATTTGCTGATAATATGAGCAAAAGCCCTCAGGAGGCGGCACAAAGTCTGTCAGCTGTAAACCAGTTAACGGGGCTGACAGGTGATGGCCTGGAGTCAGTTACCCGGGCAGGTCTGCTTTTACAGGACACCTTTGGTTATGGTCTGACAGACAGCATTAAATCAGCAGGAACACTGCAACAGCAATTTGGTCTTCAGGGAGCAGAAGCATTTGATTTAATCATACAGGCGACTCAGGCAGGGCTTAATAAAAATGGAGATTTGCTGGAAACCATAAATGCCAGCAGTGACAAATTTAAGTCTCTTGGAATTGGCGGGCAGGAAATGTTTAATATGCTGGTAAACGGGGCACAAAACGGAAATGTTTCCATCAGTTCATTAGGCAATGCTGTCAACGAATTTTCAAAGAAGGCTGTAGTTGGAGGAAAAGATGCATCTGAAGGATTTGCTGCTCTGGGTCTCGATGCCGGAAAAATGAAAGATTCATTCAGCAGTGGAGGAGAAGCCGCTAAGCAGGCATTCCTGGAAACGATAAACGCTCTAAATACAATGGATGATCCGGTGAGTAGAAATATTGCTGGAACTAAATTATTTGGGGATTCATGGGGAGAATTAGGGCAGCAAGGTTTAGCCGCATTGTCTGAGCTAAATGGATCGGTCAGCTTATCATCTCAACACTTAGAAGAATTAAATCAGCTAAAGTTTGGCAGCGCAAGCAGTGCGATATCTTCACTTGCTAATACGATAAATACAGGCCTGGCTGGACCTATGACTGGGGCAGTCACATTTGTTACGAATATAATTAATGACTTTACAACAGGTCTACAAGGAAAAGTGGATGAAATCAACGGAATATTTGGCATGTTAGGACTTGGTATCGGGATTGTAGGAGGTTTTATCTCTGATAATTGGTCAATCATTGAACCAATTATTTTGGGTATTATTGCTGCATTAACTGCGTTGCAAATATGTGAATTAGCTGGCGCTGCAGTGAAGCTGATTTTTGCAACTGCAACAGGAATACTAACGGTAGCACAAACAGCCTTAAATGCAGCATTTTGGGCTTCACCAATTGGTCTCATTATTATAGCTGTGATAGCTTTAGTTGCGGCTTTTTATTCAGCTATAGCAATGGTTAATAAGTTTACAGGAACCTCTTTAAGTGCAACGGGACTAATCTGCGGATTTTTTGGTGCAGTAGGAGCCGTAATTCAAAATATTTTTAGTTTTATTGGTATTGTTGTTTTTACATCTATAGTTACCCTTTTACATTTGTTTGATAAATTTGCTAATTTTTTAAGTAACTTATTTACTAATCCAATTGGTACTGTTATACACTTATTTTTTACAATGACTGACACTATCCTAGGCGCACTTCAACAAGTTGCTAAAACCCTAGATTCAATCTTTGGTACTAAATTTGAATCCTTAATTATAACGGGAAAAGAAAAGCTTTCTATTTTGCAGAAAAATATTGAAGATAAGCTAGGGGATAAAAAATATGATGAGAATAAGGTTGAAAAAAGATTTGAAAATTTAGATGTTAAAACTGCGATGGATCTTTATGGTTTTAAACCCGAATTTAAGGACGTGAGAGAGTCAATTATGCAAAGCTATAAATCCGGCGATGATTTTTCGAACAACCCCTTCGAGAAAATGGGAAATATTTTTAATGGGGAGAACAACCCACTTAACCCCAACAATTTTGGAGGTGGTTTAGGCGAAGACAATCAACCTGATACATCAGCGCTATTAAACAACCTAAACAACAACGCAACTGGCGGAGCTTCTGGATTCCAGGATATTTCAAAAAATACAGGAGATACCGCAATGAACACAGCGGCCATGTCAAACTCCCTGGATTCCATGGATGAAGAATTAAAATACATGAGAGATGTGGCAGAGCAGGAAGTGATCAACCGATTTACCCTTGCTGATCTAAAACTGGATATTAACAATAATAACACAATCCGAAGCGTTGCAGATGCAGATATGGTCTCCAACATGTTAAAAGATTCAACATCCGAAGCACTTTTTGCCTTTGCGGAAGGAGTGATTGGATAATGGCTTATGAGGTATACATAGATGACATGCGGCTCCCATTACCACCAGAGAAAATCCCTGTAAAATACAGTGGTCAGAACAAAACAGCCAACTTAATAAATGGGGAAGAAATTAACCTCTTAAAGCCCTCTGGGCTCAGAGAAATCAGTATCGATGTGACCATTCCTCAAATGGATTATCCATCAGCTGTGTGGGACGGAAGTATTGAAAATGCGGAAGATTTTCTTAGCAAGCTGGATGCCTTAAAGAAGGGAAAAAAACCTTTTGAATTTACCGTTGTCCGAGAAGACTTTGGTGGAGACAGCCTGTTTGATACAAGCCTTGATGTGACTCTGGAAGACTATAAGGTGTCAGATGATGTCAGCCAGGGGCTTGATCTTCTTGTATCCATTTCACTGAAAGAATACAGGCACTACGGAACCCACATCATGAACTTTGTTCTGGTTGATAAGGAAGAAGCTGAGGCAGAACAAACAGAAGGCGAGCGTGAGGGAGAGGCACCGAAAGAAAAAAGCTATACCGTAGTAAAAAGCGATTGTCTTTGGTCCATTGCAAAAAAACAGCTTGGTAATGGCAGCAGATGGCCGGAAATTCATCAGCTGAACAAAGATAAAATAAAGAATCCGAATCTGATTTATCCAGGGCAGATTCTGGCACTGCCATAGAAGGGAGGGGAAAAGTGGAAGCTCATTTATATATTCAAAATGGCAAGACCGTTTACGAGCCGGTAGTCCAGGGAAGTATCACCTGGGAAACACAGCGCAGCGGTCAGCCAGGAAAATGTACGTTTACGCTGATCCCTGACAACATCCTGAACATTGAGGAGGGCAATGCCCTCCGACTGGATGTGGATGGGACTCCAGTCTTCTTTGGTTTTATATTTGAACGAAGCTGGAACAGCAACGGCCAGGTAAAGGTTACAGCCTATGACCAGCTGAGGTATTTAAAAAATAAGGACAGCTACAATTACGTTGATTTAACCGCTGGTGACTTAATTAAAATGATAGCCGGAGATTATAACCTGAATGTTGGAGAGTTAGAAGACACCGGTGAGAAGCTTACCAGAAATGAAAAAGACAAAACCTTATTTGACATTATTAAAAACAATCTGGATCTTACTATGATAAAGAAGAAAAAGATATTTGTATTTTACGACGATGCAGGAAAGCTTGCTTTAAAGGATGTAGAGAACATGAAGTTAAATGTGGTCATTGATAATAAAACCGCTCTTGACTATGACTATAAGATCAGCATTGACAGCAACACTTACAATCAGATCAAGCTCTACCGAGACGATAAGAATACACAGAAACGAGAGGTTTTTCTAACAAAGAGTACAGAAAACATAAATAAATGGGGCATTTTGCAAAAGGATGAATCCATTGATGAAGGGGCTGATGGCCAGTCCATTGCAGAGAATTATTTAAATCTGTATAACCGTCCTTCCAGAAGTCTGTCTATCAAGGATGCCTTTGGAGATATCAGGGTACGTGCAGGCTGCATTCTTCCTGTTATCATGGATACCAATGACATTGAGCTTAAAAATTTTCTGCTGGTAGAAACAGTGACCCACAAGATTGATACGGGAACTCATACCATGGATTTAACGTTGAGAGGAGCAAATATTTATGGCTGATGTTGAGTGGATTGATAATATAAAAAGAATCGTAATTCAGGCGATAGAAGCCGGAGATCCTTGTGATGTCATTCCTGGTACCGTAGTCAGTGAATCACCAGTTGAAATACGAATCAGTGAGAAGATCGTTTTGTTCCCCTCTCAGATCCTAATTCCAGACCAATTAAAAGACCACAACAGAATGATGAATATTCCCGGGGTAGGGGAAGTTACGGTTTTAGTAAAAGGTGAAATAAAAGCAGGAAAAAAAGTGCTTCTTCTTCAAAAACGGGGTGGACAGCAGTATGTAGTCATAGGCACTTGGTAAGAAAGGAGGAATTTGATGCTTCCCACGACAGGTGATATTTTACAGAAGAATTTAAAAATTGTACAGAAACCATCAAAAACATTTAAGTTGGATGTGGAAAATAAAAGAATCATCGATATGGTAGATGGCTTGGAAGCAGTGAAACAATCCGTATATTGTATTTTGAATACGGAGCGGTTTGAATGGCTCATCTACAGCTGGAATTATGGTTCAGAATTAAAGGACCTATTTGGAAAGTCATCGGGGCTTGTTAAGGCTAAAATTAAAAAGCGAATACGGGAAGCCTTAATTCAAGATGACAGGATTTCCGATGTGGATTCCTTTTTCTTTGATATAAATGAGCGTAAGCTCCATGTAACATTTACCGTACATACCCAATGGGGGGAAATTGAGGCAGAGAAAGAGGTGAGTATTTAATGTATGAAGACATGACTTATGAAGTCATTATAAAGCGAATGCTGGACCGTGTTCCCAAAGGCCTTGATAAAAGAGAAGGATCTCTCATCTATACAGCACTTTCCGCTGCGGCTGCAGAAATGCAGGTTATGTACATAGAGTTTGATACTATTTTAAAAGAAACATTTGCCCAGACTGCTTCCAGAGAAAACTTAATCCGCAGGGCAGCAGAACGGGGAATGGAGCCAAGACCTGCAACAAAAGCGGTGATAAAGGCAAAAGCAACACCCTCTGAGGTTACTATTTTATCAGGGCAGCGTTTCCGGTTGGGTATTTATTATTATACCGTCACCAAAATTGTTGGAGATGGAGTGTTTCATTTAGAAAGTGAAACAGCAGGAGAGGCAGGTAATAGGGTTTCAGGCCGTTTGATTCCTATCGAGAGTATTACTGGACTTACCTCAATGGAAGTTACGGATCTGCTGATTCCGGGTGAAAATGAAGAGGATACAGATGCATTTCGTGCTATTTATATGAGCTCCTTTAGTGAAAAGACATTTAGTGGAAATCGAAAGGATTATCTAATCAAAACAAATGGAATTCCTGGAGTAGGGGCCACAAAGATTACAAGGGCATGGAATGGCCCATCCACGGTTAAGCTGACTATTCTGGATTCTAATTATAATAAGGCATCAGACCTCCTTATTCAGACGGTACAGGAAACCATAGATCCCTCTGGCACCGGAAAGGGAGATGGCCTTGCTCCCATCGATCACGTTGTCACGGTAGACACAGCAGAAGCAGTAAAAGTGCAGATAGCTTGTACTCTGGAATACGAAGAAGGTTATGAGGCTGAGACACTGAAATCTATGATAAAAGATGCAGCGGAAGCCTACTTAAAAGAATTGAGGGCGTCCTGGGAAGGACTTGGAGAGCGTGGATGCATTGTAAGAATTTCTCAAATGGAATCCAGAATTCTTGCGTTGGAAGGAATCTACGATATAAAAAATACTCTTATAAACGGAGCAGCAGAAAATCTGGAATTAAATCAATATCAGATTCCAGTGTATGGGGGTGCTGAAATTGATTCGAGAAGTTGATTTACTGTCCTATATTCCTGATTTTCTAAAGGAATACGAAGAAATGAGAGTCATTCAGGAAGTCCTGCAGACGGAAATCCAGCACATGGAAAATGAAACAGAGGCGCTGTTTGACAATCAGTTTATCATGAGCTCCGATTTAGGAAACATCCGCCGATATGAGCAAATGCTGCGTTTACAGGCCTCCTCCAGAGATACGCTGGCAGACCGTAGATTTAAGGTTCTTTCCAAATGGAACCGGATTATTCCTTATACAAAGGTGACATTAAGGCAGAGGCTTGCTGTGTTATGCGGGGAAGACGGATATACACTGGAGATTGACCCGGAAAAGAAAATTATCGTGAGAGTAGCCTTAAAGAGTAAACGGAATCTAAATGAGGTGAAACGAATGCTGGAGGAATTTGTGCCTTGCAATATGGTAATTGATTTAGATCTTCTTTATAATCAGCATCATTTACTTAACGAGTACACACACAAACAATTAGGAGCCTGGACTCACAGGCATATAAGAAATGAGGTGCTTATCAGTGGCAAATAAAACCAACAATTATAAGCTTCCTAAGCCGGAGGTTGATGATTTTTACGATATATCAGAGTATAACAAGACCATGGATATGTTAGATGATTCGCTGACGGAAATGGATGAAAAGAAGCTGGATAAGAATGGAGACGCTTCAGAGGCAGTCACTGAATTTGAACAGGAGATTTTAAGGGAAAATATTGAGTCTGGGGAGAAACTTTCAACTACTTTTGGGAAGGTGAAGAAATGGTTTTCGGAGATGAAAGATGTTGCATTTTCAGGCCATGCAAAAGATGTTGCGACAGATGCGGCGCATCGGTTTGTTAGTGATGCGGAGAAGATTAGTTGGAATGATAAGGTGGGGGCTTCTGGTGGGGATATTTCAGAGACCGTTATTAATAACTTCGAATCCATTAATACAAAATATCCGGTCCCGGTTGGCGGGGAGACGGCAAAGGTTTTTATGGGAAAGGTAAAAAAATACATACAGGATATAAGGCCACTTGATTCAGACATGATGATATACGTTGCTGTCACGGGAAGTGATACCACTGGAGATGGAACATTAACAAATCCGTTTAAAACAATAAATTATGCACTTGACAAGATTCCAAAAAACTTATGTGGTTATGAAGCGTCAATAAATATTGCTGATGGTACATATAATGAGTCGGTGCATTTAAAAGGATTTGCCAATGGATATTTAAGATTACAGAGAAATGAATCTTTTGAATTAAACGAATTATGTAACTTGAAAAATATACGAGTTGAGTACTGTGATTCAATAATAATTAGTGGACTTAATCTTACAGCTAATAATGTAGATAGTATATATGCAAATAAGTGTAACTTTGTTGCAATACAAAACTGTCAGTCTATATCGACAGAATCAGAAGCCCATAATTCTTTTGATTTTCAATATATTTCCGTTGGTAGAATAAGTGGATGTAGGTCATTGAATCATAATATATGCTTAAGGTCTTATTCGTCGAATGTATATTCCGAAAATTGGTCAGATGATAGTATAGGTATTAGTACAGGAATCTACGTAGACGGCGGAGGAATAGTAACAAAGGGGAATGTATATCAACCCCAAAACAAAGTTCCTGGCGTTGAATTTACTACCAATGGAAGTGTTATTGTTAACAAATTTGGTGCAAAGATTGGAACGCTTATTTCTGATACAACACTATATGTCTCAACTATTGGATCTGATTCATTAGGGAACGGCACAATTTCTAATCCTTTTGCTACAATACAACACGCATTAAGTATACTGCCTAAGGACTTAGGAGGGCATACTGCCTCAATAAATGTATCACCAGGTACTTATACTGATGATATTACATTTACTGGGTTCAATAATGGAATATTTCAATTAATCCCCTCGGGAGATATTACTGTGGGTGCGATTACAGTGATAAGTGCTAATGTGGTATGTAGAGGCGTTGATACTGCACAGAGAATGATTACAACACGTTATATATCTGTGTTAGATGGTAGGTTAGATTGTTTTTCTAATATTAATATTACTACTACGGGACTCCTAAATGATCTCGGTCGTAAAATATCAATACTTATAAACAGAGGTGATCTATACGCTTCAGGCTATATTACTGTAACAGGGAATACAGATGTAGCCATACATGTAACATCCATATCTAGAGTATACATCTATTCAATTTCAGGTAGTGGTTTTAGTAGAGGTATTGTTAACACTAATAATTCTATTGTATGTATTAATAATAATAATATCTCTGCCACTATTCCTAGAGAGTATGGTGGTGGCGCAATGTTCTTAAATGAAAATGGTACGCAAATTTCTAATTTAATTACTTCTGGTTTATCATGTACATGGGGAAAGTTACAAGGCGGTTATGTTAGACATGGAAATCTGAATGGTACAGCAATGGTAACAATACAAGCTTTAGTTACAGTTACCACTAATCTGTCAGCAGGTACAATATATGTAATAGCAGGTGTGCCGCCAGCCGCATTTAATGGAGTTCCATTAGCAGCCCATCGTAATGATGCGATATCATCGTGTTGGATAGATCCGGCTGGAATAAAAATTATGTTCAAAGTAAATATATCATCGGGTGATTCATTTTATATTGGTGGAACATATTTAACATTTTCATAAAGTAGGAAATATATGAGACTTGGAAACGTTAATTCTATAAATAGTAAATATTAAACCAAGTATGCGGGTAAAAGTGAGTATTACTAGTACATAAATAATAATAAGGTAAAAATGTACGCAAGTATAATGTTATGATAATTGAAATTACAAGAGGTTTAAAAAGATTAAGTTATTATAACGAAATTCGAATTAAAACATTTTATTAAACATGAATATAAAAGGAAAGATTTAGGTGGAAAATTGAAAAACATAATATGCACAACAACAGGCCTAGCAGGCAGCATCATAGCATCACTATTCGGAGGGTGGGACACAGGTATCGCAACACTAATCCTTTTCATGGGCATCGATTTTTTCTCTGGCCTGGCAGTTGCCGGAATATTTAAAAACAGCAGTAAAACAGAAACCGGCGCATTGGAATCGAGAGCTGGCTGGAAGGGGCTTTGCAGAAAAAGCATGACTCTGCTCTTTGTCCTGATCGCCCATCGTCTCGACCTATCCATCGGGACAAACTACATAAGAGATACCGTAGTCATTGGCTTTATGGCAAACGAATTAATATCCATCGTGGAAAATGCTGGTCTCATGGGCCTGCCGCTCCCTGCCGTATTATCCAAAGCCATCGATATCCTAAATCAGAAATCAGAACCATCAAAATAACATCGCTATTACCATCACTCTAGCCAGCCCACCCACCAACCCCACCCGGGACATTCTACCTTGCCCTTTCATATCATAAAATGTAATAGATATAGAAAGGACAAGGTGAAGGGTATGGTAAAAAGCGAAGCAACGAAAGACATGTCGCGTCTGGAGCTCATAGGAATCCAGGAAAACCTGGAGGATGCCGATTACACAGAAATCAAACGTTTCCGGGAATCCTTTGACCCGGATGATATGGGTTTTTCAGGCAGAAGGGAAGGAATCTAATATGGAAATCCATCAATTGTTAACACCATATAACTATTCAAACGGCGAGATCAGCCGTATTAAATATATCGTAATCCATTATGTAGGAGCCCTTGGCGGAGCAGAAGCCAACTGTAAATACTATGCTTCACAATATATTGGAGCCAGCGCCCACTATTTTGTAGGCTTTAGCGGTGAAATCTGGCAGTCCGTAGAAGACAAAAACATTGCTTGGCATTGCGGTGCCAAAACCTACAAACACCCGGAATGCCGTAACAGCAATAGCCTGGGAATCGAGCTGTGTGTCAGAAACAAAGGCGTCCAGTCCGATACCAGCCGGGATTGGTATTTTGAAGATGCAACGGTAAGAGAAGCAGAGAAGCTTACTAAAATGCTGATGGAAAAATACGGAGTCCAGGAAGATCATGTCATTCGCCACTACGACGTCACCGGAAAAATCTGCCCCAATCCTTATGTATATAACCACACCAAACATACCTGGCAGGACTTTAAAAACAGTCTGGTAGCAGCAGCTGAAATAAAGTCAGGCTGGGTAGAAGAGGAAAAAGGATGGAAATTCTATCTGGGAGATACAGGCAACCCTGTAAGAAACGACTGGTACAAAGACGGTGAAAAATGGTACTGGTTTGATGACGCAGGCTATATGGTAAAAGACACCTGGAAAACCGGTTCTGATGGAAAATGGTACTACCTGACCAGTGACGGCTCCATGGCAAAAGATCAGTGGGTCATCTGGAAAGATGAGCTATATCGGGCCACAGAAGACGGTAGTATGCTGGAAGGAACCATTTCCTTAAGTACTGATGACAAAGGTGCATTAAAAATTGAATCATGA